ACAGTGTCTGTAAAATCACTAAAAAACTTAGTTAATTTTTCAAACCTTTCTTTTAATATTGCCAGTTCATAAGCGTTCGCTTTTGCTTGGCTTTTATTAATATCACTCAAGCTTAGTGTTAAGCGCGCCACTATCTCCGCATTTAAAGATTTATCGCTTGCTTTAGCTTTTTGCTCAAGCTGTTGTCTGAGTTCATCAGGCATTCTTAATGGATAAGAGGTTCGTTTGTCTATCATTTTAATTACTTATTTTTGAATGAAAAAGCGTACTGAGTACGGTGTAGACAAATCATAGTGAATCCAATAGTAAAAAACTAGTGGATTCCTGTTGATTCATTTTTACTGCGCGTATATTATTCACTTGGATTTGCTTGGAATCCTATTAAAGAGGGAACAAAATGAAGAAGAGACAAAGTCCTTTTCCAATTAGAATAGATCTTGAATTGCTAGATTTTATCAAGCAAGAAGCGAAGCGACAGGGGCGCTCAACCAGCAAACAAATTGAATTTTTATTAAAAGAAAAAGTAAGGAGTTTGAAACATGAAGCTTAAAAACGGAAAAACCCCAACTGTTCGAGCAGTTGAGGTTTCAATTTACCAGCCACCCAACAACACATTAGAGAGGACTTAGTAATGCAAATTATAGCTGAAAAAAAGCCCAACATGCAAGAAAGTGATGACTATGGCAGTGATTGCCAATCAGGAAAGCAACTTGCACAACGATTTCTTAGTGATCTGATTAATGCAATCAACACACCAGAATATGACGGAACAGAGCGCCATAGCCTAGGCGATACCCTATTTGGTAACCAGATAACAGGCTTACAAGTCGGTTTCTGTTACGAACTATTACGTCAATTTGAACCTGTATTAATCAAACATTAGGAAACACTATGAACATTACACCCTTTAATTTTAATAATAATGAAATTCGTGTCATTGAAAAAGATGGCGAATCTTGGTTTGTGGCAAAAGATGTTGCTGAACTTCTTGGTTATTCTAATACTCGAGATGCAATTAATAAACATTGCAAAGCAAAAGCTAGCGTCGCGTTTCACGACGGTAGCCAAAGCCGTAATGTAATCATCATTCCCGAACGGGATCTTTACCGTTTGATCATGCGTTCAAAATTGCCCGCTGCAGAAGCGTTTGAAGAATGGATTGTGAGTGATGTTATACCGAGTATCCGTAAAACAGGCAGTTACCAAGTTGCTCAAGCCCCTCAACCCACTGCACCAGAAAGCAAACAGTTGGTTGAAGCGACAAAAGTGTTTAAATCTTGTCATTCATTGGCTAAATTACTGTTTGGTAAAAACCAGGCGATCATTTCCGCTAATATGGCGACCAAAAAAGTAACCAATATTGATGTGTTGGAATGCCTTGGTGGGCAACCCCTTATTGCTGAAAATACAGAGGCACTATTAACCCCGTCAGATATTGCAAAGCAGATGGGAATCACACCTCGTAAAGTCAACGAGTTGTTATTAGAGCATGAGTTGCAGACAAGCTTTCGCGATCACCGTAACCGCCTGCATTATGAGTTAACAGACACCTCAAAAAAATTAGCACAGGTGATTGATACAGGAAGAAAACACAGCAGTGGGGCATTCATTACTCAAATAAAGTGGTATAGCAGTGTGGTTGAACTATTAAGAGAGAAACTTCATTAAAATATTTTAAAGAACTTCTTGCAAAAGTGGACCCAACGAAGTACCTTAAATCACATATCGTTAGATACACGCGCCTCGACAATGCTTTGCATTAATCGGGGCGTTTTTGTATCTGAGATAAAATATTAGAAATCCTTTTTGCCTCATTCAGCAGTTGCTGTCTGGGGCTTTTTTATGCGCAAAATTAATTCAATAGGGGCGTTATGAATCAGAACATGGTTGACAACCTTATTGAATTAAAAGCGATGATTGATGAAGAATATGCAACAGAAGCCATTTGGATATCGCAATCAAATCACCAATATCCAGTAACTGGCATATTTAGCCTGCACAATAAAAGAACCACTGTTAATTCTAAGAGCAAGCGAGCAGGGCAGTTAGAAGTTACCCATGCTGTCGCTTATTTTTCAATGGCCCCGGCATCTGTTCAGGGTGAAAAAGGTGATCAGCTTATTGTAAATGGCGTCACTTATTTTGTGTTGCCGTTTGAAGCAGGCTCGTTTGAAACTATTATTCCGTTAAAGCTCACTGAAAATAAAAATCATAATTGGAGCGGTTATGCTGCATCTAAAACTTGATTTAAGCGATGACATTGCTGACTTAGAAGATCAACTGCTTGCTTCCGTTCCTCAAATTAACAGAGCCGTAGATAGAGCATTAAGAAAAACCTCTCGCTGGATTGAAACACACAGTAAACGAGAATTGGGTATTGCATTACAAGTACCGCAACGAGTGTTTAAAACCCGTTTTTTTCGCGCTTTTTCCACTAAAGATGGACAACGTGTCGTTAATGTTTGGTTTGGTCTTGATTCAATGCGCTCAATCGACCTTGGCAGGGCAAAGCAAACAAATTTGGGAGTTAAAGTTGGCAAACAGTTTTTTGTTGGCGCATTTCTAGCGACAATGCAAAGCGGGCACACAGGTGTTTTCAGGCGTAGCAATGAGCGGAACCGCGAATTTACCAGCGATGAAAGAAATGAAAACACACAAAAAAGACCAGACGGTCAATGGACGGAATTGCCGATTGAAGAGGTTGGTTTTCCGATTGAGCAGATAGCTAAGCCCATTCTCGAGCGTTATTACGCCCGTGCAGAAGCCCGTTTTAAACAGTTATTAAAGCAAGAAATTAACTTTGTATTGAATGTCGAGAATAAAGCATGAGTACAACAATTAGCACAACAATTAGCGTATCTATCAGTGATATTCAAGATAAAATCATTGAAAAAATAAAAGAAAAGTTTCCCGATTTAACGGTTGAAAGTTATGACCCCAGTGCTGATTTATATCAATTAGCCCCCGCTATTTTATTAGATTTAGAAGCGTTCCCGAAAGGGCAGGATGTCGGTTGTGGTCGTTATCCTGTTGATGCTCGTTTTTCCCTGCATTGTGTTTTAGGGTATGAAGCGGATGATTTACAACGTCAACTGCGTGAAATGGCAATTGCAGTTTCTCAGTTTATCGATAACAACGGTATCTGGTTTGGCGAAGGGGTTGTGACCAAAGCAAAACAGATTGAAGCCTATCCGGGAAATTTTAAAAAAGATGAAGTTGCAGGGTATGACTCAACCGTGGTCAGCTGGGAGCAAACGTGCTTTCTTGGTGAATCTACATGGAAAGGCCCTGAAACACGCGACGCAGTGCGTTTTGCTGTTAATGCGAAAGACGAAGATAACAAAGATGAGTATCAACCGCTAGGGAGCTAATATGCGCGATTTAATTGAAAATTTAGTGCGTGAAATGGTTGAGCCACACATTGAAAAAATGGAACAACTCAGCACGGAAGTGGAAGAACTGCGCAGGCGAATGCATTTAATGATTCGCCTGGGCCGTGTCAGTAAAATCCATAAAAGCAATCAACAGATAAAAGTGAAACACGGTGATTTAGAAACTCCGCTTATAAAATGGTTTGCACAGTCTGCAGGGCGTGTTTCTCATTACCGTTGTCCGACTGTAAACGAGCAGGTTATTTTGCTCAATTTTGGCGCAGGCAATACCGGCGCACAAAGTATTGCGTTAGTGGGTATTGATTCAACCGAGTTTCCATTCTCTACAGATAACCCTGATTTAGTGATGACCGCTTACGGTGATAAATGTGCTGAAATTTGGGATATGGAAAAAGGCACGCTAACGCTGAAAGCTGAAAAAGAAATTTTACTTGATACCAAACTGGTGCATGCAACAGAAGATATTCATGCAGACGGAGAGGTGAGTGATCAGGTTCGCACAATGTCAGAAGATCGTAATATTTATAATGACCATGATCATGATCACGGTGACCCGATCACTAAAAAACCAAACCAGAGCCAATAATATGATCGGAATAGACCGCAAAACAGGTGAAAAATTAACTGGAATTAATCAGTTAATGAGCCGTATAGAACAGGTGATGACTACACCTTTCGGCGGCCGCAGAAAACGGCCTAAATTCGGCAGTGATGTGCGTAAAAATCTCTCTGCAAATATGACCGACAATATGCTGATATTAACGCAATCATCAGCCCTTGCTGCTTTTTACATTAAAGAGAATGGCATAACCGATTTTAAACCCACTCGCTGTGTTGCTAAACGCCACGCGACAGGGTTGCATCTGTTTTTTGAAGGCTCCTATTTAGGGCAAATAATTCGATTTGAGGAGCCGATTAATGTCGCTTTTTCCGCATGAAAACCCGTTACCGGTACCTGATTTTATTGTTACCCCTGTTTTTGAAGCATTACTGGCATCTATTAAAAATGATGTGTTCAGCTATTTTGAGCAACATGCCCCTGCTGAATTAGATGCAATTAAAGAGACACTGCAGAATGAAGCGGAACTGTTAACCAAATTTACCGAAGCTATCACAACCATCATTCAATCTCATTTTAGAAAGATGAATGAACAGGCAAAACAGATGTTTGGCATGTATGCGACCGACAATGCAATGATTGATCTCATTGCCAGCCAGTTAAATGTTCAACGTTTAGTGCTAGATGAAGGGGATCCGAATGCGTTCCCTGTTGTTCCGCCAACAATGGAAAGCAATCATGCTCTGCTTACCCGTTATTATTTAGCTGCCTACTCATTAGCAAGCACTGGTACCCGTGGCGGTTATCGTTTCCACGCATTGACATTAGGCGGTAGGCCCTCAGTTAATATTGATAGTTCGCAACGAAACAAAGTGGTGGTGACCTATGAATTTGTCGATCACGAATTAGCAGGTACCACAAAAGATGCACAAGCAAGACAGGTTAGTCCGGGCGTAGTGGATTGTTATATTTTAAGCCACGAAGACAGCGGTTTAGCATCTGATGAACTGATAGATGCAACGCAGGTTTATATGTCGAGTGACGAAATAGCACAAGAAACCGATTTGTTAACAGTAAAAAAGGGAACAATTAAACTGTGGAGCTGTGTTGCTGATGTGTATATCTCCAGCGCACCGGATCCGCAACTGATTAAAGAGTCGGTAATAAAAGCGGTACAGCAGTATGCAGATAAACAGCACCGATTAGATGCGGATATTGAGCCGTCAATGCTTTATAACATTATTTTAGCCGGTACAGGGGCGCACAAGGCGAATTTAATCACGCCTGCACAGCCGATACTTTGCGACTTTAAAGAGGCACCTTACCTTGAGTCAATCCAAATCAACATTATCACAGACGGTTTATAGTGTTTTACCCGATAACCACAGCCATTTAGAGCGCGCTTTAGAGCTTTCGTTTTCATCAGCACTTTACAGTGTTGATCATCTTTACCCTGAACTTTTATCTGCACAAAACACCCCGATTGCGGTTGTTCCCTATTTAGCGGTAGAAAAACAGATAGCAATATGGGAAAG